TAATAAACCTCTTCTGAAGCCCGCGTCCACGATGAGCGAGTACAACACCTGCCCGACAAAGATACATAGTGTCAGACCAACGACTAGAGGGAACAACACCAGCGAACCCAGCAGCCTCACCGTTCTGTGTGTAAGCGACATACCAGTAGCCTTTTGTAATTGGATAAATTTTATCGTGGGGAAGACATGCTTTTTGAAGCAACGACAACAACTGCACCACCTCTGGCTGACGGGTATCAACAGGGACAATGCGGTATTTCATGCCCTCATAATGCCAAAAGATTGTGACAAGAAAAATAATTGTTGCACGCTTAAAAATACCGTGATATAAACGCAGTAATCCGGGCTTTCCGGTGCATCAAACAGTCCCGGCTGACGACATACAGATTGATGCGCCTAACTTGTATGTAAGGAAATATCATGGGATTTGCTACTCACCTTGGCCCTTGGCTCTTGGGCACAACCAAAAACACCACTGGCACAACCGCCGCTACAACACGCAACACTGGCTGCACAGTAGTTTCTCAGTCTGCTGACGTTGTGTTTGGTACATTGACCGGCAACGCTATTGCCGTCCCTGCTGGTTCACAAATTATTGACGTTAAAGTTGTTACAACTACCGTTTTTAGTGCCGCTACAACCTGCAAATTGAGCATTGGTGGTACAGACTTTACTACCACAGGAACTATTACTAGTGTGGGTAGCGTGGCTTTGGGCGCTAACGCAACAACCCCCGGTGGTTGGTTGAATGTTGGTTCAACAGACACATTCATTACTTATACATTGGCTGGTACTTCCTTGACCACTGGCGCTGCAACTATTGTTATCACTTACGCTGTACGTGACGCAAGCGGCAATCAAGCTCAACCTGCCCAACAACAGTAATTAATCACGGGGGCTTCGGCCCCCTTATAACAGGAGATTAATTATGCAACAGACAGACGTTAAATCCGCGCACCTTAGCGCGGCTGGCTCTTACTATGTAGGTCGAACACGACTAAAGGGTATTGTTGTATCCCCAAAAATAAGCACGGCGGTAACATTTGAAATCCGAGACGGTAGCGCCACAGCCGCCGTTCTCTACACAATGGACTTAGCTGGCAACAGTAATCCAAATACTTTTTACGTTCAAATTCCCGGCGAAGGTGTTTTGGCTTCTACAGGTTTGTATTTAACGACAAGTACGGGCACAGTAACCGGGATCACGGTGTTCTATGGCTAAGAGTCCAGCATGGCAGAGGAAAGAAGGCAAGAACCCCGAGGGTGGTTTGAACGCCAAGGGGCGAGCCTCCGCCAAAGCGCAAGGCATGAATTTAAAACGGCCCCAGCCCGAGGGCGGCTCACGGCGCGACTCCTTCTGCGCCCGCATGGAAGGCATGAAGAAGAAGCTAACCAGCGCAAAGACAGCCAACGATCCGGATTCACGGATCAATAAGTCTTTAAGGGCGTGGAACTGTAAGGATGGGGGCTATGTAACTGCGGCTGACGGCTGCGCTACAAAGGGCAAAACCAAGGGGCGAATGGTATGAGCACTAACTCAGACACAATTAAAAGCACGCTGGATATTGTTTCAGTGTTTGCAGCCATAGGATCGTTTTTGGAAATGTTTACCCCAATTTTTGGTTTGATTGGCGCAATCTGGACATTGATGCGAATCGCCGAAATGATTGCGGGTAAACCCTTTGCTGAAATAATCCGCAGGAAGAAGGCAGACGATGCCATCGACAAGTAAAAAACAACACAACTTCATGGCGGCAATAGCGAATAACCCCGCGTTTGCCAAGAAAGTTGGAGTACCGCAGAGCGTTGGTAAAGATTTCAACGAAGCGGATAAGGGTAAAAAGTTTGGTTCTGGCGGGGTAACTCGTCCAGATGTTCAGAAGGTAAATAAGTCTAAAACCGAGCACGGTAAAATGACTTTTTTTAAAGAAGGTGGTAATACTATGGCTTCCAAAATGAATCCCGGAATGATGGCAATGATGGCCAAGAAAAAAGGCGCAACTAAAATGGCCGGTGGCGGTATGCCCATGAAAGACGGTAAGCCCGCTTTTATCGGTGACGGCAAGGGCATGAAAAACGGTGGCATGAAGAAAATGGCTATGGGTGGCTCAGCTTCTTCCCGCGCTGACGGTGTTGCTTCAAAAGGCAAAACCAAGGGCACAATGATTGGCATGAAAATGGGCGGCAAAGCCTGCTAATGTCATGATGGCCAGCCGTGGTATGGGGGACATCTCCCCCTCTAAAATGCCCAAGGGCGCTAAGAAAGCTCGGCGGGACGATACTGACTTTACCCAGTACAAAGAGGGTGGGAAAGTCAAATCCAAAGTAAACGAGGCCGGTAACTACACCAAGCCCGGTTTACGTAAACGGATTTTTAACAGCGTCAAAGCTGCGGCAATTGTTGGCACTGGCGCAGGCCAGTGGTCAGCCCGTAAAGCGCAGGTTATGGCTAAACGGTACAAAGCCGCAGGTGGTGGCTACCGTGACTAAGTGGTCTGACAAGCGCAAGAAAGCCATAAACTGTGACGCCCCAAAAGGTTTCTCAGAGAAGGCTCATTGTGCGAGTGTTAAAAAAGCTGGTGGTGGTTTGGCTAAATCGCAACAGTCCCTCAAGGACTGGGGCAAACAAGATTGGACGACTAAAAGTGGTAAAAAATCTTCTGACACTGGTGAGCGATACCTTCCAAAAGCTGCGATCAAAAGTCTTAGCGCTAGTGAGTACGCTGCGACGACCAAAGCCAAGCGAGCCGGAAAAGCCGCAGGTAAACAATTCGTAGCTCAACCTAAAACGATTGCAAAGAAAACGGCAGGATTTAGATGACCACTTCAGGAACCGCAGCGTTTAACCTTGACCTCACTGAGTTGGTTGAGGAAGCGTTTGAACGCGCTGGTTCAGAGTTGCGTACGGGCTACGACTTACGTACAGCCCGTCGTTCATTGAATTTGATGTTTGCTGATTGGGCAAACCGCGGTGTCAACATGTGGACGTTTGAGCAGGGGACAATTAACCTGACTCCGGGTCTGAACACCTATGCACTACCCGTAGATACAGTGGATCTACTTGAGCATGTGATTCGCACGGGCGCGGGTAGCGCATCCACTCAGGCTGACCTGACCATCACGCGTATTAGTGTTTCTACCTATGCCACGATTCCTAACAAACTGCAACAAGCCCGCCCGATTCAGGTGTGGTATCAGCGCTTGGACGGCCAGACTTCTTCCATTGGCACTACGCTCAATGGCGGGATCACAGCTACAGCCACCACAATCACACTGACTTCTACAGCCGGACTTCCAGCTACGGGGTTTTTGTATATTGACGGGGTTGTTAAAGAGACTATCCAATACGGTTACATCTCTGGCAACGTGCTCTACAACTGCTTCCGTGGGCAGAACGGTACAACTGCGGCGGCACACTTAACTGGCGTGTCTGTTTACTCGCAAAACCTACCTTCTGTGACCCTCTGGCCAACCCCAGACAATAGCGCAACGTATCAGTTTGTTTACTGGCGTATGCGCCGTATTGATGATGCTGGCGGGGGTGTACGCACGATGGATGTACCTTTCCGCTTCCTGCCCTGTATGGTGGCAGGTTTAGCCTATTACTTGGCTCTTAAGATTGAGAACGGTGCTGAGCGCTTACCTGTCTTGAAGCAACAATATGATGAAGCTTGGCAGTTGGCTTCTGATGAAGATCGTGAAAAGGCTTCAGTTCGGTTTGTTCCACGTCAGATGTACATAAACTAGCGGGTGCGTAAATGGGCAATCGCTTTGCATCCGGTAAGAACAGTATCGCCATGTGCGATAGGTGTGGCCAACAGTTTAAATTAACGGCTTTGAAAAAAGAAGTTATCAAGACAAAGCTTTACAATTTGATGGTGTGCCCAGTGTGTTGGGATCCAGATCAGCCGCAGTTGCAGTTGGGTATGTACCCAGTGGATGATCCACAGGCTGTGCGTGATCCCCGCAAAGACACAACGTACGTTACGGCAGGCACAAACGCTAGTGGCAATTTGACTGGCGGTTCGCGGGATGTTCAATGGGGATGGTCGCCCGTTGGTGGGTCAATTAATTTTGATGCAGTTTTGACCCCCAACTACTTGGTGGCAACGACATTTGTTGGTACAGTTACAGTAACAGTTTCATAGGAGCTTAATATGGCAAAAGAAGACATGAAGTCAGACAAGAAGCAAGACGTTGCTCTGATTAAAAAAGCGTTCAAGCAGCACGACAAGCAAGAACACAAGGGCGGTAAAGGCACAGCTTTGAAGCTTGCCAAGGGCGGTACGACCAATGAGATGATGCTCCAGTATGGCCGCGGTATGGCCAAAATTAAGAATCAGGGGAAATAATATGGCCAAGGTAAACAATCTACCCGCTTCTGCGTACGCCAAGCCCCACACCATGAGTGGCGCGCCTGTAGGCATATCTGAGAACCCCGGTTCTGGCGTCAATCGCAGTAAAGCCGACACCGTTAATATGAGCGTTGGTAACATCAGCAAAGCTGCTGGTAACGAAACTGTTAAGACATCCGGTATCGTCACCCGTGGTAACGGCGCGGCGACCAAGGGAACCATAGCCCGAGGCCCGATGGCATGAATTACGCCGCACTCAGCGCTAATATTCAAGCATACACGGAGAACACGGAGTCAAACTTCGTGGCGGAGATCCCTGTGTTTGTGCAGCAGGCTGAGCAGCGTATTTACAACAACGTCCAGTTCCCGTCTATTCGCAAGAATGTGACGGGTGTAATGTCTACTAGTAACAAGTACCTTGCTTGCCCCACTGATTTTTTAGCGGTGTACTCCATGGCAGTCATTGACGCTACAGGCGCATACGAGTACTTGCTAAATAAGGACGTTAACTTTATTCGTCAGGCGTTTCCACAGCCAACAGACACAGCGATTCCCAAATACTACGCGCTGTTTGGCCCACAGTCTACTAATGCGGCTGAGTTGTCTTTTATCCTTGGCCCCACACCTGACGCAAACTACAACGTTGAGTTGCACTACTATTTCTACCCTGAGTCCATCGTGACTGCGGGTACAACTTGGCTAGGTGACAACTTTGACTCTGTGCTTTTGTATGGTGCTTTGGTTGAGGCGTACACCTACATGAAGGGTGAGGCCGACATGATGCAGCTTTACAACACCAAGTTCATGGAAGCATTAGCGCTGGCTAAACGTTTGGGCGATGGTATGGAGCGTCAAGACGCTTATCGTTCTGGTCAGTTCCGTCAGAAGGTAACTTGATATGTCAATTATCCAGACCCAGACCACCAGTTTTAAGGCAGAGCTTTACCAAGGTATTCATGACCTGACAACTGATGTTATCAAGATTGCTTTGTACACAGCCAGCGCAGATTTGAATGAAACAACAACGGCGTATTCCGTGAGTACAGCGGGACAAGTTGTTGCTACTGGATACACAGCGGGCGGCTCTATTCTGACACCCATCACGGTATCATCTTCAGGGTACACGGCCTATGTCGGGTTTCCTAACGTATCTTGGACTGCTGCATTAACAGCAAGGTGTGCCCTGATCTATAACTCAACACAGGGTAATAAATCCATAGCTGTGTTGGACTTTGGGTCTGATAAGACTTCCACCACCACGTTCACCATCACAATGCCAACTAACGGCGCAACCACTTCGTTAATTCGTTCTTCTAACTAAGGAGTCACCATGACTATCGACAAAATGACTGCCACCGACATGGTACAAGCCACAACCAAATACAACACAATGCCTGAAGACACGATGACTATCCACGGTACATACCATGCCGTCTGCTACAGCTCAGATGGTTTTGTTAAGTGGGCCGATGACATTGAAAACTTGGTCACTACGGTGGGCAAGAACTTTACACTGGACACAACGCTAGGCAACACCGCTGGCGGTGCAGTTGTAATGGGTCTTAAAGGCACAGGTACAGCAGTTGTAGCTGATACACAAGCTTCTCACGCTACATGGCTAGAAGTAGGTCTGGCTAACGCTCCTACGTACTCAGGCAATCGTCCTACGCCATCTTTTAGTGCGGCTTCTGCGGGTAGCAAAGCTACATCTTCTGCCGTGTCATTCTCCATGACCAGCACAGGTACGGTAGCTGGTTGTTTTATTAACATTGGCGGTAGCTCAACTAAAGACTCAACCACAGGAACTTTGTTCTCTGCTGGTGATTTCTCTAGTTCTAAAGCTGTTGTTAACGGCGACACAATCGCAGTTACGTACACCGCCACATTGACTTAAAAATGGCAACCGGATGGGGTGATCTTGCTTGGGGTGATGGCTACTGGGGTGGCGGAGATGTCTACGCCGACAGTGTTACAGAATCCGTAGCAATTACCACATCCGAGGCGGCTACAACAAGTTATGGGGTATCAGTTACTGAGACTGCGGCCACATCCACAACAGAGGCGGTAGCGGCAACATTTGCCTTGAGTCTAACAGAGACTGCGGCAACGTCTACAACGGAAGCTGTAGCGGCAACGTTTGCTAGGAGCGTAACGGAAACTGCGGCACTGACAGATTCAAACACGGCCACAACTAGCTACAACGCAAGCGTAGCGGATACTGTAGCTACAAGCACAACCGAGTCGGCAAATGCCACGTTTGCGGTGTCTATTACTGAGACTAATCCGATTGTGACGGTTGAGCAGGCTGTAGCCCTGTTTGTGGCCAGTGTTACCGAGTCGGTGGCTATAGCAGAGGCTTCTCTTGCTACCCTGATTATGACCATCACAGAGTCGATGGCGGCAACGGACAGTACCACGGTTGGTACGTACTACATCCAAGCTATTCAAGAATCCGCAGGGATTGCCGACAGCCTTGCGGCTACAACAGGTTACGGCGTTAGTAGAACAGAAACAATGGCTATTACATCCACAGAATTAGGACGATTCTTGTGGGAAATTATTGATGACACACAAGGCGTTACATGGCAGAATATCAGCAATCCACAAACACCGGGCTGGACTGCTATAAATAACACCGAAACGCCCGGTTGGACAGTAATTTCTACTCAGTAGGAGCATTGAATGGCAAAAACAGCACTAATTGGTCTAAACCTTCCGACAACAGGTTCGCTGTCTGGGCAATGGGGCGCAACAGTTAACAACGCTATTTCCGAGATTGTGGACGTTGCGGTAGCTGGTACACAGACAATATCCACCGATGCAGACATTACGCTGACTGTTACAGAAGGTACATATGCAAGTACAGGTCTGACGGCTAATAGCTCACAGTACGCGGTAATTTTATGGACGGCTGGCGGTACAGCTACAAGAACTATTACAGTCCCTGCACAGTCTAAGACTTACGTTGTTATCAACAAAACGTCTAGCACTCAGTCAATTACCATTCAAGGTACGACTGGAACAGGCGTTACTGTGGCGGCTGGTACACGGGCTATTGTGGCTTGGGACGGTGTTAACTTTGTAAACGTAGGCGGCGGATCGGCCGGTGGCTCTACAACTCAAGTTCAGTACAACAGCAGTGGTTCATTTGCTGGTTCTGCAAACATGACGTTTGACGGCACTAAGCTGACTGTTGGTAACATTTTGGACTCTGGCTTGACAGCAAGCAAGCCTGTATTCACAGACGCTAGTAAGAACTTGGTGTCTACTGGAACTCTTGGTGTAGATCAAGGCGGTACAGGGCTTTCTACAACTACAGCTTATAGTGTGGTGTTTACTGGTACTACAGCTACAGGTAACTTCCAAGCTACGGCTGGCCCCGGTACATCAGGGTATATTTTGACAAGTAATGGCGCAGGAGCGTTACCAACTTTTCAAGCCCCAGCAGCTTCTGGCGCTACCAAAGGTCAGGCAATCGCTTTCTCAATCGTATTCGGTCTGTAAGGAACCATCATGGCAAATCCAAATATTGTTAACGTTACGGTCATTAATGGCGTAACCACATACCTAACACCCGGCAACACGACAGCTAACACCTTGTTGTCTAACGCCGCATCTTCTGGTCTGGTCTATAAGATCAACCAGATCGTGTGTGCTAATGTGAACGGCACATCCGCAGTAAACGCAACGGTGGCTATTAACAGTTTAGCCGCTGGCGCAGGTACAAACTACCCAATTATCTCTACGATCTCAGTGCCTGCTAGTGCATCTGTAATCGCAGTAGATAAGACCACGGCTGTGTACTTGATGGAGAACTCATCCATTGTGGTGACATCGGGCACAGCAAGCGGTATCACTTACACGATTAGCTACGA